ATCAATCATCTTAGCTGTAGACTCAATATATGGTCTTCCAGCTATTTCTTTAAGCTCGTCATTTAATTTAAATACGACTTTGTGTTTCTTAGCAAGTGGTTTGACAGCCTCAAGGATGTCTTCTGCACTTCTATAGTTATAATTACCAAAACTATTCCTTTGGTTCTTAGGAGCTTTAAGCTCCGTCTGTATTAATAAAAGTTTATTTGTAATATTCATAATTGTTTAATTTAAGTTAAAATTAAGATAATATTTTTAATAAACAAAATATATTAATAAAAAAAGAGGAGTTAATTAAAACTCCCCTTTACGAAACAAAAAAACAATTAATTAGAAATACTAATATAACCAGATTGCATTAGGCTTCTGATCGTCATTATCTACGTGTATAAAAGTTTTAGCTATACCAAATCTTTGAAATCCAACCATAGACAATGCTTCAATTATCTTTAATCTTTTATTTGTATGAGTACAATGTATATCAGCAGCTCTACCAATTAAGTGAGAACTTGCTGTTCCTCCTCCTACTTTTCTATTATGTTCAGGGGTTCTATAACCTGAATTAATCTTAAACTGTATGCCTGCAATATCTCTTGCTTCATCTAAACAATCAAGAAATTCTCTATCCATATACTTCTCACCACTTCCTGGTGCATCAGGTGAATCAAATTCATCGAAAGTAAAATATCTTAACTCCATATTATAAAATTATAAAATATTTTTTACATTTGCAAAACGTAGCTGTAAATCTACGATAAAAATTACTAAACTTCAATAGAGATATTGTTGGGTCAGATAGCACAAATCTTTTCTTTTTGTAGGCTTTTTCTTTTCTTTCTTTTTACTCTTTTTCTTTCTTTTCTTTTAATTTATATTCTGTCTATAACTTCTATGACCCTTCTTTCTTCTTTTAACTCTTTGTTTAGTTTTATAAAATATTAATTGATCTTCATCAATTGGTATATATCTTATTTTATCTTTTTTTACCTTGTCCACGATATTTCTTTTTATAACCTGTTTGACTTTTAGATGCGTTTTTAGAATGCACTCCTGGTCTCTTCTTCTTTTTAGGAGGAATATATATAGATACTTTAGCTTTCTTTGGCATTATTTACAAATGCAGATTTCGCAGTTACACATATTAATTACTTTTATCTTTAAATTTCTCAAAGGTACGCATACCACCTAACCCTAACATACCAATTAAAACAGTCATAAGATGCTCCATTTGAAGAGCTGGAGGTACTTGTTCAGGTCCCACAAACCATATCAATAAATCTCTTAATACAAAGTTATAGGCTAATGCTACTCCACATACCCAACCAATAAAAGGTCTCCAACCAGCAACGAATATCGTTCTATGTTGAGCTTCTACTTTATTAATTTCTGATTGTAATTCTATAAGCTTTTGTGGGTCTATCTCTTTGCCTTTTAACAGCTCTCTAATTTCTAACCCTAAACCACTTACATCATCTTTTTTAGATATACCTAGTATGTTTAATAATGCTTTTAACATTATAATCCTTGCTTAAATAGTAACTTTTTAATTAAGTTGTTCCAATTAGTTTTAAACCAATTGTTAAATGTTCTAAATTCCTGTGCTAACCACTCAAATATTCTTACCATTTCTTATCGTTTAATAATTGTACTATTTTTATTATTGTATAAACCAACGTTGCTATTATTAGAAGTCCTTGTAGAGCTTCATTAATCTCTGCTATTGTTATCACATACACTGAAATTCCTAATACTGTTGGTTCAAATCCATTCATTTTATTTTATTTTATGGAACAGGATTCCAATTATCACCTCCAAATGCTATAACTCCATTTCTATCTCCATTAGTGTTACAAGCATAGGTGTCAGTATTTAAAAGCACTCTTTTATTTGTTCGCCAATCTGCTCTTATATACTCACCTGTGGTTAAATTAAATGTAGATGATTCTTGGTAAACATTAGTAACATCTCCACTATCCCACCTAGGTAAGTCTGTTCCTGATGTCCTGAAACTTTCATCTAACCATAAAGTATTTAAATTACCTAAAATAAATATACTGCTAGGGTCAAAGTCAGCACTTAAAATAGTTCTTGTAGATGTTGAACCATTTCCAGTATAACTTTGATATTTGCAAAAACCTGAAGCACTAGCAAAAGCTATACATATATATGTATTAGAAGTTTTTCCTCCTGGATTTTGGTTATCTACAGTTATTGTTGATGAATTAGCAGTCCAAGTTCCTACATTTTCAGCTGGTCCACTAAATATTCTACTGTTTGTACTGCCTCCCCTTCTCCATTCTTGTTGAGAACCTTCATTATGATACCTATATAAATCCCCTTGCATACCTTTACTACCTGTTCCAGATGTATAATCTTCTAACAGTGCAATAATTACATATTGTGGAGTAGTTCCAAGTCCGTGTCCAAAAGTAGCAGTTGTAGTTCCATTACCATTAAACTTAATTTTAGATATACCAAAATCTGGATTTGCCCAAACAGTTGATGTAAGTGAGCCATCTGTATTAGTAACTCCAGTATCACTTGTTTTAAAACAATAACCTGTAAATTGTTGAGCATTATTATTAACTGCATATTGAGTTTCAGAGTTATAATGTATATCAAAACCAGTACTATTCCAAGTAAAACAATTACTAGAACTTTTTATCCAACTTGATGATTGTTTCATAAAGTTTTTTCTACCTAAAATATCTCTATCTATAACATATGAATTAGAAGAAGCTTGGCTTACACCTCCTTTTGGGTGAATAATTGCTAAATCAGGTTCAAATCCAACATCAATTGTTCTATCTGTAGTTCCTCCACCAGTGTACTCAAAAGCACCACCTTGATAGCCTACATCAGCAGCTCCACCTGCTATTAATCTTTTAGATAAACTCATAACTTACTACACTTTTTTTAGTTGATAAAGCATTTATTTCAGATTCTTTTGTATTGTGGTCTGATAATATTGCTGCTCTTGCATCTTGTATGTCTTGTGGAATATCAATACTTCTTTCAGCACTCCTTATTACATACCAATCTGTTTCTGCTAACTTCTTATTAGTGTAGTCTCTTAATGATTCTATTTTGTTTTCTTTTAATTCAGCTAAAGTTTCATTAAAAGTAATATCTTCAACACTATAAGTAAACACTTCATTGTCTTTATCAAAATAAATGTCACCAAGAGTTTGAACTGCATTATCATAATCAGGACTTACTACATCATAGAAACCATACTCTTTAGCTTCTTCATCTGAAAGAGTATTAAATCCTCCAATTATATTACCCCAAGATTTAGGTAGTTTACTATATATTTTAATTTCTCCGTTTATTTCTATTGCTTTCATATTATTATGGTGTTGGGTCACTAGCATAAGCTGCTACTGAATAATGATAAATTTTACTACCTGATGAATCATCTGTACAAACTATTTGAATTAAATTGTTTGTTGAGCCATCATATGCTGTAGTTCCTACTAAATTAAAAGTAGAACCTGTTTCACTAAAGGTGATTGTAAAGTTTCCTGTTAAGATTAAATCTATTACTTGTCCTTGTACTGCATTGCTAAATGTAAATGTTGCATTTCCACTTGCAGTTGCCGTAAATGTTGTTGCTGCACTGAAATCCAAACTAAAAGAAGTTCCAGAACCTAATGCACTTAATGCAGTATATCTATCCTCTAATTTAGCAAAAGTTATATTGTCATCTGCTATGTGTACTGTGTCAATTGCTCCATCAACTATTTCTGCTGAATCAACTGCATCATCAGCCATTTTAGCATTTGTTATTTGACTATCTGCAATATGTACTGTATCAATAGAACCATCAGCTATTTTATCTGAATCTACAGCATCTGCTGCTAACTTTGCTGTAGTTATTGCCCCATCAGCAACTCCACCAGCACCGTTATATAACTCTGTAAAGTTGTCATTTGCTTTATCCATAGCACTTCTTAACGGGTCACCTGTCCCATCATTCGCTGAAGTACCTATATTTATTGTTTGTTTTGCCATTTTATTTTATTTTAATATACTGTTGCGTCTGCTGTTAAAGTTGTGCTATCTGCACTAAATAATGTCGTATCTACTGTCAAGTATGAACCATCTGCATCAAACGGATAAATTACACCCCATCCATTCGCTTCATTCACGTTACCAAACCAACTTACACTATATATTGACCCGAATGACATCTTTTATCTTTTTTATATAACTCATTAATTTAATTTCGTTCTCTTTCTTAGGCTTGTATGTTTTTTTCTTCTTTACAATACCCATCCTGTCATATTTTGATCTCTCTCTGGATACATTCCTCCATCTTGATTCGTTATAAATTCAGGATACAGCTCACTGTTTGAATCCATATAATCAATAAATCTTTGTGTATAAAAGTCTGCAGTAGTTTTAGCTTGATGTACTAAATTGTTTATTTCTTCAAGTGATGCTGAATCACTATTTTCTGATCTATGTTTAAATACACCTCCATTGCTAATCTGAAATGCTGCATATTTCATATATTCTGATTGACTAAACCAAATAAGCATTGGTTTTAAATATGTGTTTACAAGTGTTAAATAGTCTCCAGATAAAGAACTAGCAATTACATCTGATTGTAGTTTATTATATAAAGCTGTACCTAATTGTGTTTGTATATATGTATCTTGAGCTACTTCTACAAATTGTATTAGTTTATCAGTATCTACATTCCCATCTATAATAGATTTCCTTTTTAATTCGTCAAGTGTGATAAATAATGCTTTCATTTTTTATAATTTGGGTGATGTCCTTTGTTTGCCATATCTCTTGGTGCTATATCAACTTCACTTGGGTTAACAGGCTCTCTTAAACCATCTGCAATTGCTTGTGATTCACTAACAAGATTATTATCTGTTACTTTTTTCTTATATACCTTCATTTCCCAATAGTGATGACAATTTACACCGCCTTTATACTTAAATAAAGAATAGTTCTGTCCTTTATGACCTAATTCCTTATTTACACCTTTAAAAGACATCATATTAATATCTTCTTTTCTAAATACAAGATTCTGTCCTGTTAATGTTTCCATTTTCATACAAAATCTTCTACTTTTAGCTGAATTTCTTACAGGAGCATAAGAGTAGCGAACCTTATATGTTGAATTGTCTTGTGATGAAGACTTATTAGGTTTAGCGTCATCTTTTGATACATCTGCAAGTTTAGTAAAGTCAAACTCTGCTTCTGTATCTTCTACTTTTTCTGTATGTACTAACTCCCAATCGTTTTCATCTACTTTTTCCCCCAATGACTCTAATTGTGATAATAAATCATCTCCTTGCTTGTCATCAAAGTCATTCTTTTCTTCACTTGATAGTTTTTCACCTGTTTCTTCTTCCCTTTTAATCTTTGTCTCTATATTATCAAGCTCTGTAAACTCAATTGGTTGTAGAGTGACAAAATAAAGATTTAATCCTATACCATTAAATGCTAATAGCTCGTTAAATGAGTTGATTAGTAGGGTCTGAAATGGTCTTATTACAATGTTATCCATTAAAACAGATGCTGTTCTTAATTCCTCTGCATTATTACCAAAACCAGTATTGTCCTTAATACCTAGAAGTATTGGAGAAACAACACCGTGACCAATCATTATCTTTTCTCTTGATTCTTTAGCTAAAAACTCATATTGTGCGTGTGCATCAGGTAAATGAATAGGTTCTACTGTTGATTGATTTTCTG